TCATTAGTCCAGCCGTCAGTGATAAGAGCTTGTGACCAAGCTGGGCCGCTTGCTGCGTAAGTCGTGTTTTGAGCTGCTCCATTTACTAACGGTGTGCCAGTTGCGACACCAACAGTGTGAAGTTTAAGAGATTGGTTTTCAAACAACATGAATTTGCTGTAACGACCAATTGCTGCCTCTTCAATGGCTTTTTTAGAAATCTCGGTAGGGAATACACCCTTAAGGCCGTCAGCTAGTGCTAGTGATGCGTCTTCATCATAAAAGGCATTCCAACGAACGTTCATTGGTGTGCCAAGCTTGGTTAATACTTTGGCTGCTGCACCAACCTCTAAGAAAGTCGAAGGGGCCGTGCCTGGTGTGCCAACAAAGTTACCAATTTGCTTATAAGAATCTGCGAGAGATGACTCAACTTGTTGCGCCAGTTCCGCCATTGCTGGTTGAATGTAGCGAGTGTTGAAATCTTCAATCTTCAACGTTAGATCTTGCGAGGTGATAGCAAAGTGAACATGCTTGCGCTGATCTAACGTTACTGTGGCCGCAACTTCTTCAATATCTTCTGCTGCGCCCAATGTGGCACCGTCAGACGATGTAAACATAACAGGTCGACGAACATCAATTGATGCGCCCACTTTACGGAATTGACTGTCTAGCTGACGGTCAACTTTAGCTGCAATTTGTAAAGAGTTCAAAAACTCTTTTACTGCGAATCGAGTGATGACACTCGTTGTAATTAATGCATTTGACATGATATTTTTCCTTTATGCCTTAACCGTACTTAGCCATCCAATCTTCCATGCTCATATCATCACCTACTTCCGATGATAACGCACTTCCAGCTTGAATCGGCTCGATAGGATCGGGCGCTGCACTGGGTTTAATTTCGGGTTTCTTGCTCATTCCAACAGACATTCGGCCAATTTCGACCATTGCCGCCATTGGTGACATATTTGCTAATGCATCAGCTTGATCTAAATGTGAGCCTAAGTGATAAATCAACTCCGCTCCATTATCCAAACTCATTAACGCATCGGCTACACCCATTGGCAACTCAGGGACGGCGTTAGCTTTATCGCTAAAGTCTTCCTTGCCTAAAGCTGTAATTCGCTCGCTAAACTCCGCTTGCGATTGCTGGGCTTTAACCTGGTCTGCCGCTTGTAGCGCCGTGACGCTTTGCTTTGCTAGTTCTTGTTGGACTTGATATGAGATATTGGCCCTGCTAAAAGCTTCATCGTCATAATCATGATCTTCAAGTGTTGGTGCTTTAACCTGCTCTTGGCTAGGTGTGTTATTAAGCTCATCCAACTTCTTTTGCAAGGCATCTGCGCGGCGGGTTTGGTCGTAGACTCTAGAAGTTAGCTTGTTAACTTTCTTCTGGAATCCGTCTGACGGTTCCGCCTCACTTACTGGCTCGTCTGTTTTTGCTTCTGGTGTCGGGACTGATTCGACTTGCGGCGTTTCTACTTGCTCTTGTACTGAGCCCTGATCAATGGCTTCTTGGACAAATGCGTCTAGTGGATCTACCTGTGCAGTTTTTTCTGTTTCTGTTGTCACGCGTGACCCCTTAATGGGTAATTTTAGCCGTCAATTGTGGTCTGACGTAAACCATATAACGGATTATACTATCTAACCCGCCATTTAACAAATTAGGCTATTAAGAAACTATATCCTGCCCAGCACTAGCGCTTGGTTGCTGGACCGTTAGCCGTCTTGCTCCTTCCGCTTCAGCTTGCTGCTCTGCCGCCACTGCATCATTCACAATGCTAGCCGTCTGCTCTGAGTTTGGTCCCTCGTCGATGGCTTGCTGACCCTCGACAATAATATCTTGCTGCTTAACTCTGATGTTATGATCGACTTGGCTTAGCCCTATTCCAGCTTCAATCTGAGACTTGTAAGCGTCGATTAATGTCTTATAGCTATCAAGTGTTGCCTGTTGAGTTTTAACCGTTGTTTCGAGCGTCTTGGCGTCTTGATTCTCAATGTCGCTGATTAGCTTCTCAGTCTGAATCTGAATGTTCTCAGTGATGGCTGTTTGCTGTGGGTCAGGCTGTTGAGGCTGATCAAGTCCTAGCTCTTTGGTTTCTTCCTCGGTTGGCTCAACGATGCCTTGCTGAATCATCTGCTTTCTAACTCGCTTCACTAGCTCTTTCGATTCAAGTATTGGCAAGTCCTTGGCAACCAAGTCCATTGCTAACGCTTCAAACTGTGGTGATGTTCCAATTAGGTCAATGATTTGTTGCGCTGACTCCAGCCGTTGAGTTGCGAATGCTGGCCCTGTTTCTGTCACTGAATCATACTTACCCATAGAGAGGTCATTAACCAAAACGGCCTCACCGGTTTGTTCGTCTAATATTTCCTGGTTAACCGTGTTGATCTCGACATTCTCCGTCTCGCCGTCTTGCTGCATGATCCGCACTTGTCGCGCAGTGTCATAAATGCGAGGAATTAAATCAAGCAATATCTCGCCAGTGTATTCAATCGATTTGGATAAGTTGTCGCTAAAAATATACGACCCTCGATCACCCAAGCGCTCTTGAGCCTGTATTGCTTTTCCGCTCTTAAGCTCAGGGTTTGCGCCTAATGATGGCGGCTGCATACCAGTAACATGATATATATCCATACCTGCTTGCTGGAGTATTTGTAGTGATCCCTGCTGAACGGCCGGCGCTCCGCCTCGTTGTGGTGCGCCTGGCGCTTTTGGGTCGGGATTGTAAGGCATAAACGGGCTATTGCTATTAGCAAAGTTTCGGTATTTAGCTTCGTGATTCTTAACTTGTACTGGCGTGTACCAAATCGGATCTTTAGGCGTTAACGCGTTAGTTTCAACAATTGCGGATGTTTCGTAGTTGTAAATTCTGCAAGGGTCTTTAGCAAAGCGCACAAGCCCTCGGGTATATGTCCGACCTTCAATATGTGATTGTCGCCCAAACATAGGTATTAATGGAATGAATTTACCGGCCCACGCCTTCGGGCCTTCCAATACTCCGGCACCATCGAGCAAGTACATTTCAACTTTATGACTCTTGACTGTGCGAGTCTTTTTAACCGTAACCCCCTTCGCTGCCAACTCGTCAAGCACATCTTTTTCTTCGTCTTGATTGATCACTCGACCATCAGACAGTAATGCTATTTCAAATGTTACGGGAGTCTTAACCCAATACTCTGCGACGCGGACCGTGTCCGCATTTGCCCAGCCGGCACAAACTGAAGTGTTATATTTCTCTTGTGACCACTCGCTAACCTCCGACTTAGGGAATCGCCGCTTGTGTTCCTCCTTCGGCATATCAACTGTGACAAATGCGAATAGAGCATCACGCTTGTCATATTCAAGAGCTGCATCGTCAAACCATAGTGAGGTAGTTGCTGTGTTTAATGGTTTAATCTTAATGTCTTGATCAAACGCGTCATCGTCATTGAACTCGGTAGTAATACGCCACCCACCAAACCCGCCGTTAACCACTTCATCGAATGCCGTGTCATAAGCGTTACTAGCTTTGCTGGTCGATTCAATATTACGGATTAAGCCGGTCATTACCTTGGCAACGTCTTCAGTCGCGCCACCACTTACCGGTCTGATTTTAATATCGGTTCGGTTCTGCCGCTGATCGCCAATGAGCTGATCAATAGCGCCAGCCACTCGATTGATTGTGAACCGTGGGCGACCTTTGCGCTTTTCAATTGCGCCCTCGTCCCATTGCCCATCTTCTGTTTGGGCAAATTTAATATCTTCAATTGCTAGCTTGCGCTGATCACGCCCTTTTCTTTCGATGCGGTCGAATCGCTTAATCGCTAGCGTGTGAACCTTTTCGTTCTCTTTATTAGTTGCCATTGTTTACCATTCCGTGTCAAATGTTAGATCTTGAGTTGAGCCTAGTATATCACCAAACGGGATAGACTCACGGCGCATCATATAGGCGTAACGAATGGCATCGAGCAAGTCATCACGGGTCTTTACTATCTTGCCTTTATCGTCGCGGTGGTATTGGTTCACCTCGTCGAATACGTCACGCAAACCAGCGAATATTTTAAACTTACCTTTGCGCATTAAGTCGCGTATTTCAAAGAGTCCAGCCTCTACGCTGTTGCCGCCTTCTTCCCAGGTAGCTTTCTCGTAAAGCATTTCAAAGCCTGCTTCTTCGTAGTATTCCTTTTGCTGCTTACCGCTGCCCTTCTCGGTTTGTAACCCATCGTGAGGCCAAGAGGTAGGAATGCCAGCAGCCCATATCTTAACGCTGCCCCATGCCTCACTAGGTGATGTTTGGCGCATCTTCTGTGCCTTGGTCACATAAAATATATCTTGGTCCCTATCCCATACTAATTGTATGTGTGATTGAGGATGATCCCAACCAAAGTCCATGCCGTTAATAACATACCAGTGTTTAGGTATATCGAATGCATCACAGGTAATGAAATCCTCACTCAAATCATAGATACGACCATGACCTAGCATTGGCGTGCCTTTGGTTCTCATATCTCGCTGGTGTGGCGGAAATGAATCTAGGAGGCTTTCTTTTACATTGTCGGACAAGTGAGGCGCATCATCCCAGCCTTTTTGCATGAAGTATTGAGACTTACCTGGGTTATCCATAAATTTAATAACGAGATCAGTCCTGCCGTTCTCAGGCGTAAAGGTTAATATACCTCGACCACCTCGACCATTATCACCGGTAGCTGTACGAGTTAACACCTGCGGGTAAATAGATTGATCCTTGGGTTCTTCATCGATGTGATACCAATCGACACTATCACCCATCAATGCATGCTGCCCTTGAGAGTATGACCAGAATTGACACGTCCCTATGCTGCCGTCCTTCCGCTTCACTCTGACCTCACGCAATGCGCCAGGCGTGCCACTCATTGACTTGTAATCGACAATCAGTTCAGGCGGTATTAACCCGCCCGATAACTTGCCTTGCTGTAATCTACCAAACAGCTCTTGCTGTAATAGGTCGCGGGTTTTCTCGCCTGAGTAGCCAAGTAACCACATAAGCATACTGCCGTCGAACTTATGACCATCCCAATCATCAGGATACTCACCCATCAAGTGAATGGCATCAATGTATGTCCCAGTGTAAGTCTTACCAATACGGTTAGCGGCACATAAGCAAACGGCCATGTATTCGTTAGTGTGCTTAATAAACTCGCGCTGCCATCCGTACAAGCCGCCGAACATGGTCTTGTATCGATACTTTTCTGCACGCATTGCCTTTTCGGTTAGCATAGCAACCAGGTTAACCTTGTCGGCTCGGCTCATTGTCTCAAGCATTATTTAAGCTTTTTCATCAACTCAAGGATCTTAGCGTTCAAGTCCTCGTCGCTCACTTCGTTGGTTGTGTCCTTGGTTTCGATCTCCTGTTTATCTTTCCAATCGAAGTTGTTTTTAAGGTTAAATATACAGCCTGTAACGTTATTGCCGTACAACCTAGTTTCAATGAAAGCTTCTATTTTGGCCTTAGCCTTTCTTATTGTGGGAAAGTATTCTGCGTTGTGGGAGTAGTTAACAACTGTTCTTCTGTCCACATCTAAAGAAAGCGCAAGCCCTGACATTGTAGGTAGGTAGCTCTTGTTTCCTTCACCATCAGTAACGAAAGCATCCACTTCAAAGTAGTTATCAATAGCCTCTTGTAAGGCTTCAACTGTTTTATATTTCATGGGTTGCCCTGCCATTATGAAAGCACTCTAAATTTAACAAAATCAGTTTGCTCAATATTTGACGCCGAAAACTCTAATTTAGCTTTCTTCTTCCATCGCCCAACGTAATCTAGATCACCGTCGATAGTCGTGTATTCGATATACTCGTTAGGCTCGAATGTTTCAGCGTCAGTAACAACTTGCACATTTGGAATAGTAACGCCTGTTGTTATCTCTTTCTCTTGGCCTACTTCGGGACGCAATATTAATGTTGGCGTTGACAAACTAATGTCCTTGCCCACGTTAACGCGGATAATCTCGCCTACTTCGTTAAAATTTAAGCTCATGAATTGCTTTCTCCGTAAATCATTATTGTACCACACTTGAATAGATACGAAAAAACCACCCGAAGGTGGCTACCAATATATGCCTGTGCCAGCATATCCCGCGCCCAATCCGCTAGCCAATGAGTTTCTAGAATTGGCTAGCCCAGCATTAGATACTCCAATATTAGCCCGCATAGATTGAGCCTGCAAAAACCCCTGCCTTTGTAGACTCATTGACTGAAGCATTGCGGCTTGCTGTGACATTGCGGCTTGCTGCGATGCTAGGCCCGCGCCGCCAATACCGCCTATACCAGCAAGATTGCGCAATAACGCTTCCCTACCCTCTCTCACTAGTCGCTTTTGTTCGTCGCCAGCTTCGAAGTCTAACTTTTTTGTTGTCAGGCTCTTAATTCTAATGCGTGGCTTCTTAGCGTAAATACTTACAAACCGCTTAGGCTTTGCGCCAAAGAATTTAATTTGCTCGCTTAGTCTTTTACATGCGTATGATTCGTGTGTGCTCATGATTATTCCCCTTGCTTACCAAAGCTTGCAGGTGGAGGGCTTTCACTTAATCTTGACCCTAGCAGTCCGGGCGAGTTGTCAACTGTGTATTTCACGTCTTCTTTCTTTGTTACTTTGTAATCCGTTGTTCTGACTTTTCTACTCACCATTCCGCCGGCACTTCCACTTGTCCATTTGTTTTTTTCTTCCTGCGTCATGCCGTGGAGCTGCATATAACTAATTTCGTGAGTTTTAATTTTTACATCTTCTTTTATCTCATACCCGCTAGCTTCAATAAAAGCTCTTAGCAATTTCATTTCATCGCTCATAATCATTCCCCTTTCAATTTAAGATCATTCCGCAATGCGTTCTTGCGGCTTCGTGATTCCTTCGGCGTCTGGCTTGTTAAATGCCATTCATCACACTTCGGGCATCTATATGGCCTGCATTTGTGCATAGCCTTCTTACCCTTACGCTGCTGGCTCGTTCGGATAAACGTGTTTGCCTCTTTTCGGGAAGCAAACACTATCTTACTACAGCTCATTAGCCTTGATGATGCATTCAAGTATTGCGCGTGGCGCATCAGCCTTGCTTACTTTCATCGCAGTGACACCCCAGCCAACGTTTTTACGCTTAACTAATACGAGTCCATCACTGAATGATAAATCAATCTCATGCTTAAACATAAGGTCAAATAGCAAAGCCTTACCAATTACTCCGCCTTTGCCATCTACAACAGCCGCTAGTGCTTCAACGTTCTTTATAGTGTCAACGCCTGACCATCCGTTAATATCAGCCATTTTTCTACATAAAGTTAATGCGTCCATTATTTACCCCTTTAATGTGATTGTGAATTTAGGGTGATTCATTAGCTCAATTGCTAACTCCTGGTTTAGGTCGTCGCTAATGTCATCGTCATATACCGCGTCATAAATAGCAGTGTATAGCTTTTGTTCGGCTGTCTGGATTGGCCTAATCCATTGGTCGTTACATGCAATAGTGAATGCATTTGATTTATTAAATAAAACTAATAAGCCTCCTTGTATTGATACGACCTCCATTTCGCTCAAGTGATTACTTACCGCTCTTTCCGTCATATTCACAGCGCCAGGGTTACTGCAATAAAACACCACGGTAGCACCAACCGCCGGAAACTCCCCAGTATCAGCCATTGCTTTAGTGAATGTTGGCTTATCGTTTAATGTGCTGTTACTTAGTTTGCCGCCCATATCCCAACAGAACGAAGCGCAATCACCAAACACTGACCGCTCGTTGTCATCAGTCATTGAGCATGACATATTATGCAAAATATCGCCTATACCTCTAATTCTGTGAGCGTCTGAATTTTCATAATCAGATGATGGTTCAACACCTGACCCCATGTTCTCTTGGCTATCACATGACGGCCATTCAACGCGCTTAATAAAATAGCTGCGGCTTAGGTTGCTTGCTGGGACCGATGCGTTAATTTTCCAGTCTTGAGCTTGATGTGAGTAATATTCCGCATAGCCACCCGTTGCAGGATCGCCAGCTGCCGGCATTCTGAAAAACTCTTTAGTTGATGGTTTGTAATATTCTGAGCCGTGGATCCAGTCAACTCCATCGCTCAAGCCGCTTTCGACTTCTTTGAATTCTTGCTCTGCTTGCCATTGTTTTAGCATGGAGGCGTGGTTAGGTTTCCATGTTTCTTCGACGTTAGCTTTATTCCCTAGTGACCAGTCGTGATACTCAGCCCCCTCGCTTCCGTTGTTAGGCCAACTCACATCAACAACCACATCATCACCCACCGGTTGCTTACCTGTGTTTGGGCGGTCTGCGAATGATACGACGAAGAAACGATTATCATCAATGTCCGGCTCAGTAAGAAACCAGCCGTCAACCTTCCTGACTCTATCAAGCGTCGAATCATAATATTCATCACCCACAATCAGCGGCGTGATCTTCTTTACGTATGAGATTGGTATTAAATTTTTAATGTTCATGTTAGTTACCTTTTGTTTTATTTGTTATTAATCGTCATCGTTTGAGCACGCATCATTGATTATGCCAACCTTAACTAGTTCTAACGCACCTACAGCTTCAGCTAATGAAATTCTACCAACAAAACTATCAATCACCTTATTTAGCTCTTTAACTAGCTCGCCGTTAACTGGGAATTTCTGTTCTTTACCCATATCTACTATGTTGGTCATTGTTATTCCTCTTTATTTGAATTTAACTTTTACTCTTGTTGCGGCTATCAGCGTGATAGGACTTCCAGCCCACAATGCTGCAATTGTAAATCCATAAGCGGCAGGCGTACCATGTGGAACTGCGCTATCAAATAACTCTTTGGTTGTGCTTCTTGTGGTAAATAATATGACTGCCATTACTGCGTAGCTGCCAAAGAAATACCAAACTACAACATTTTCTAAAAAACTCATTTTATTCTCCAATTATTAATTTTAAGCATAGTTAAGCCATTTTCCCCTAACTGATACTAACCAGCTAGTTAACTAAAGGGCTTAACCATTACTGGCTAAAGCGTGTATCTAGTTAAATATGGACCAACTAACAATCCATAGGTACTAATTGATCCCCTAACCCGATTACTCGGTCGTTATAAATAACGCTGACACTCATAGAGTTTCATGATGGGGCCAAGTTGACATGGCGGGTCAGAGCCTGGACTTTGTGTTAATTGCATTTTGAACCTGCATGGTTATCGAATTTCGTGGAATAGATCGTGGTCTAAATCGGTGATAAGTCTGTATATAAGAATGAGCTAGGTGCTGGTAGGGTTCGAACCTACGACCTGTCAGCCTCTCTATAAATCCACGGTAATTAATCGCTTCAAAAATAAAGTCTAGCTAACCGCTCTCCCAACCTGAGCTACAACACAACGCAGTGACTAGTATTTGCGTCTTTAACTCACTCATATATACGCTTTAACTACTTGAAAGGGTTGTGTCTGCTCAGGAGGTTAGTTAATCCTGATTTGTGCGTTTAAGTCTTCGCTAGACTGTTCCCAGTAACCAAAAGGGCATCTACAGACACAAAAAAGGGTACTTAAATATTGCAACCCTGTTGATGAGGGGCGTAAGACGATGAGAAAAAAACCCACCAGAATTACAATATTTGAATACCCTTCATCTTCCTATCTTTTCAAGTGGTCATCACGCCACTACAATTAATCTTAACGACTAATTGATAAAACAATTATATCAAACCTTAACTTATTTTGAAACCTCGCATACCAATGAATAACCAAAACCATCAACTCCGTCAATTTCAATGGAGTCATAACAAACAGAGTCAGGCTCGAAAACCACCTTAACCTTCCCACCTTGAACTTCCCCAACTATGTATTCAAACCCGTCTACTTTTGGGTTTATTTGCTCGAGCCCATCCTCTAACACTTTTTTGAAATCTACATTTGATGGGTAGTACAGTTTTTTATTGTTCATAACATTTCCTTAATTAGTTTGTACCACGGACCATAATCAAAGCCCGTGTGTTTATTCTCCGCGAGCTTCGGCTAGTAGTCGCTCGATTGTATCGCCAGGCTGCAATCCTTCACCGTTAGCTAACGAGTTAAGCATTCGATACATCTTAGGCGCTGCTGCTATTAGGTGGGCGTTAGCTTCGGTCTCGCTCTTTCTGGCCCACTTACGCTTACTTACTAGGTCAACTGGCAGAACCTCGCAAACGTAAACTGTAGTTTCGTTATTGAATATGAAGTGATCATCCGTAGACCAATCGCCTTTCGTGAATTTCTCTTTCATCGTCATTTTCCTTATTTGCACCGGCCCGTGAGCCGGTGGGGTTATTTATTAGTTATGCGCGTCCTTATCTACAACGTGCTTGTCGAATAACTTCTTGTGTCTTCGTGAGAATCTAGCAACCCAAGCGATTAAGGCAACGCATAGAAACGCCAAAGTTACGGGATAAAAATTTATCGTGATCACCAATATAAAAGGCAACATAACGGTAAATAGATAAGCTCTAATAAAAGACCCAAAACCATCAGATAAACCTTTCTGTGCGCCCCTGTAGTCAAAACACGAGCTGTCATAATCGTCAAAGCCGTTTTTATTGGCTAAGTACTTTACAATTAAGTTTCTTTGACCCACTTTCGAATCATCCACCCAAGCCCAAGCCCACTGACCAGCCCAGCAAAGAAGGTAAGCCAAGATCCAGCTAATAGCAATAAAGCCACTAACAATACTAGCAATTTGATATTCATTCATTTTGTTCTCCGTTTGTTATTCTTTATTGGTTAATTCTTCGTTACGTTTAAATTCGAACTCTTCAACAATGTCGTGAATGATATCTGGCACTGTTTTGGCCTTTAGCCCCTCAGCCATGCGAGCCTTGTTTATTGACTCACTTAACTTTGAAAGCTTTCGAGCTGTTGCTTCGTGTATTCTCTGTTGTGGCATATTTCCCCCCTTGACTTCGGTAATCATTAAACCACATGTAACCGCGCGTGTATACATTTATGTTGACATTATTTCATTGGGCAATAAAAAACCCCAAGTTAGCGCTTGAGGTTATGCTTTAACGAATGGTCAGTGGATATCTGAGTTGTTAATAATAGCACATTTCACGTAATAGAAAAAGCCCAGCAATTAAGTGGGCTTTTTGAATAGTTGGAGATAATTTACTCGTCTAAAATTACACTGGGGCATAGAGCAAAGCCGAACAAGTTAAATGCTCTTGATGTGCCGCGAAATTCGCAAGCGCCAAAGCCAGTGGCATATTTAAACTCTTCGAGATCATCCTCTCTACACACGACACGATAATTGCCGTCGTCGTGAATAGTTAGAACCACTCGCTCGGTTATCCATCTAGGGGTAATTATGTCAAAGAATCTATTCACTTTACCACCTCAACCGTTGAGCCGTTTCTATCCATGATATAAGCCGTTTGGTGCTCGCATAGGTAATACTCGCTTTCACCGTCAACGGTTCGTAATACAGCCGAATAAGTATCAATGGCCTCACTCATGGCGATTACTTGATCTTCGGCCAATCCGTCATGATTCCATTTTTCTTTTTCAACTTCGATTAGGTCGTTAAATGTCTCAGTGCCCTTTCTGATAATATCAACGGTTTCCCATGAACGGATGCTTGTGTAGCCTTCATTGTGATTAACTATTTTTAGTGTAAACATTATATTATTCCTATTTCGGTTTCTATTTTTTGCTCGTTTGAGCCAGTTGATTATACCATATTATAGACAAAAAAAGACCCGGTTTTAATCGGGTCTAGTTACTTAGATAATCACCCCCTTATCGATTAGAGGTTTATCTTCCCTTGTCGGGGTTATTCTTTACCTTTGTATCGGTCCCAAAGTTTAAAGCCGATAGTTAAAACCTTTTCAATGCCAAATAATATACCTGTTACCATTGATATCGCTAGTGCGTAATCGGTCATTACCCAGTGCGAAAGAAACATTGTGGTCTCTGGTATTACGTCGGTTTTTTGAGCTGTTGTTAGCCCTACGGTTGACGCTATGGCCGTCATGCCAATCTTATCAATTAACGGTTGAAGTATTGAACTAGCCTCGCCTGTTATTATCTTGGCCGCTTCTCTCATGGTCATTGTTTGCCGCTCTCACTATGATAAAGGCTATCCATAAAACAGTCATAAGGAACACCGCCAGGAGACCTAGGCCAATAATTAGCATCAAACGCCCCTATGATCCGCTGTGGAGAGCCTAAAACAACTAGAACAAGCGCCGATATAATCAAACTAAATGATCGGTAATACTCTTCGAACGCAACCAGTAAAAAGAAATCTGAATAAATAAAGCCAGCTTGGGCAACTGCAATTAGGAATGACGACCCAGCTGTGACTGTTATCGAGATTAGCAATAAATTTAAAACCCATCGGCGTTTTATATGGTTCATACCGCTAAAATTAAAAATGAATATGAACAATAAATCCACAAGCACTAGGCTAACTAGACATTGCCACACCATTGTATCATAAGCAATATTTACCATGTAACTAGATAACCAACTTAGTAATCCAATTATAAAAACGATGAATGCTTTCATTATGCTGCTCTCCCTTTATTTTGTCCTCTTTTCTTTGGGCTTGTCTTTACTACTTTTTTTTTAGAGGTTGGTCGTTTCTTGATTTTTGGCATTTTAATCTTAGCGCCGCCGTTACCTGCCATTGTTATTCCTTTGGGAGTTTGATTATGAATTAGCCCATAATAACATATAACGATAGCGCCACACAAAAAGCAAGAACCCATAAAACTTTCATGTTGCTTTTGTGACAATATGGCTCTGGCCTGCTGCGTGTCGGTAGCATGTTATTTCTCCTTATTAATCGATAAATCCTAATTTTCTACCCATATCAAGATATAACTGCTTAGCAGACCCATGCTCACTTTCAACATCGTCACACGCCTGATTTAATTTACTTGCTAGGCCTCTTGCGTGCTCTACGCTGAACATTCTGCCAGTTTTAAATCCGTCATGTAGGGTTTTAACGGTTATTCTAAGTCCGTTTTCTCGGTTCCACTTACTGTGGTTTGTTGTGACTTGCGGATTTCTGTCGCTCATTTTGAAACTCCTGCTATCTTTTCTGCCGTCCTAAGTCCAGCGAGGCCAAGCATTGCTAAAGTTAATTCCATCATTACATCTAGCGGCAAATCAGGCGAGCCCATATCAGGCAGTAGCCATTGTAAGATAGGGTTAATTAAAAATGCGAATAGAAACCCGAATCCACACACCCACATTAAAAACGGGCGAGCCCCTGCGACAAACGTGCTTCGATGTTGAGCTTGAACCTTCATTATCTCAGCCTGAACAAGTGCGGGTTTCTGTGCTAGTCGCTGCTTAACGATTTCAAGGGTTAATTCTTCCTCGTCAGATGTGAATAAATCATCAAGCAAGTTTCCCACTGCTTTAATGGGCTCAGTAGCGCCGACAGAAAATAACTTAGATAACCAGCTCATAATAAATCCTCCGCTGTTGGCTTTGGTGGTTCCGGCAATGGTTGCCAGTGGGTAACATTTTCTATGTATGAATTATCCATGCCTACCCACACGTTATTCCGCGTTCTTCCTATTTCGTAAGAGTATAAACACAGAATAAGAACGTCATCATCGCTCCATGTTGCGCTTTTTGTTTTTGGTGGCAATCTATCCTTAACGCTCACCCACGCACCATTAACATTAAACTCTTTGCTCGTTGTTTTAGGTGACAATGGCAGTGTAAAACCATAATGCCGCTCATGATACACAATGTAGTCCGTACCAACTGAATTGACTTCAACGTTATAAGAAACCGCCCAGTTAGGCGCGTCATCAATCTCTTTTTGCGTTAGTTTTCTCATGAAAACTCCCCTTTAAACCATTCTTGAACGTCAAAGCCAGGGCATGATTTGTGTGATATTTCATTATGCCCGATAACTTTAGCGTCAGGGTATTTAGTAACTAATTGCGCGACCAACTCGCGTAATCGATGCCACTGGACGCCGTTGTACTTGTCGTTGCCAATCATGCAAACACCAATCGAGCTTTCGTTATAGCCGTAAGCGTGAGCGCCAACAACGCTATCTTCGCGCCCTATCTCTGTCACACCGTCCGTTCTGATTACGTAATGATACCCAATATCTGCCCAGCCGTTTTGTTGGTGCCATCTTCTTATATCAGGCACATCGTGAAACCGCCCGTTAGGGGTGGCAGAGCAATGGATTATGATTTTGTTAATTTTACGCATCATCTTCTCCAGGTTTATTAATTATATAAATAGATATTGCAGCGCATGTGACAGCGCCTATAAACAACACAGTTAACGCGCCGACTGTTAGAGCTAGCGCGTATGCAACTGTATCGATATTAATCAGCATAGTCTTTTACTTGCTCTGGCTTTTGCTGAGTGTAATACATTGGCTTAGTGCCAGACATATTAGAGTGAATTTTTACCAGCGAGTTCAATATCGCTAAGTCCTCATTGCTGGTTAAATAATGTCCTGTAGCTTCAATTTGAGCTATTAAGTCTGCCATCTTAATGACGCTTTCTTCGTGTTGTGTCATGTTAGTTCCTTTTTAGTATCGAATGGTTACGGCTGGAATTAAGTTCTTGGCAATCGCTGTTACTGCCTTCTTTGCTTGTTCCTGGCTTAGGCCTGCATGAATAAACGCCTCCATAGCTGTGCGATTTACGTTGCCTTTGTGATTTTTATCAGCCTCACGATTTGCTTGGTCTCGCTTTTGTTGATCGGCTATATCCTTCTGTCGTTGAACTTCGGCTGCTTGGGCGTTTTTGGTGGCAATTAATTTATCGTTATGAGCGTAAGCCTCGCTAATGTATTCAATCCATTCATTAAGCTTAACTTGTTTTGCTGCGTTTTCTTTGTTCACCGCTGCCTGCCTATCAAAATCAATTTTTGCGTTAATTTCGTAAGCCCCAGTGATGTAGGTTAGCCATTCGGCATCCTTGGTGGCTTGCTCCGCTTTGACTTTATCACGCCCTGCTTGTGCTATTTCTTCAGCTGCTTTATCTTCTGCTTTTTTCGTTGCAGCATCTTCGGCGGCTTTGATTTCAGCTTGGCGATCCGCTTCGGCTTTAGCCAATTTAAAATCAAACAGCTCGTTATCTCGATAACCTTCCTCTAAATCAGAATCGAATTTAATCAAGTACGCCGCAGTATCAGAGATTTGTTTCTTTTCGATCTTGTCGATGCGCTCCCACTCAGTAAGAGATTCGCGAGCGTTAGCCTCCACGCCCAAAAGAAACTCGTTAACCTTTTTTCTGGTCGCGTCGATTGCTGACGGGATTAGTTTATATTCTGCAGACAGCGCCTTACCTGATGATTCTAGGTGAGTTCGGTACTTTTTAGCTGCAGTGATATTGTTCTTTATTAGAGTTCGGCCCTTGTTAGTTGATGCGTCCGGAACGTGTGCCATCACCTCTACCTTGATAGCCTCAAGTAATTCATCAAGCCGATCGCCTTTTGTAAAAAACGGAACCAGTTCAAGATTAAGTTTTTCGATTACTAATAATTCATTGCTCATGTTATTCACCTGTTAGTTGTTAGCCTCCATATTAGAGGCTTTTATTGTTATTGGTAATTAGACCTTAGTCTATGCCTCGCTGTGCTAATAAGGAATATCGCCCCAACCGTCATCGTCACCCTGCTGCTGCTGCGGCACTGTTTGCCCACCACCTAGATATTGTTGCTGGTTATTCTGCTGCTGAGGTGCGCGCTGCTGCCGTTGTGGTGGTTGTTGTTGATAGCCACCTTGTTGTTGTGGTTGTTGCTGTTGCCCGTTATAACTACCTTGCTGCTGCGCCTGGGGCATACGGCCTGTATCTGTCCAGAAGATTTTAGCGTTGCCTAAGATATTACCTTTAACGCCTTGTTGCTTTTCTTCCTTGCTAACGTCTTGGGTGATCATGCCAGAGTTGCCATATTGATCTAACTGGTCAAGGTCAACAAAAACTGTACAGTCCAAGTATTGACCCTTTTGACCATTGAACAAACGAGCTGTATCCATTGCTGATACATTGATTTTTAGTGCTAATGCGATTTTAGACATTTTTATTACCCTTTGATTAGATTGTTTAGTGATTCGATTTGTTGACCGTTTAAGCTGGCCCATACTTTAGCTATTGATCCCTGCCAGTTTTCTTGAACAAAACTAACATCGTTATTTTTAATTGCCTCGTTGATTAAATCAATTTCGGGAGCTAGTTGTTTAGTTGCCTTAGCTTGTATTTTAACGTTGCAGGCGTCCTCGTCTTCTTGAGTCATGCCAATGATAGCCGTGTAAGCATAACGGCGCATATAGGTGATTGAGGCGCCCATTGCTTGAGCTGGATTTTTGCCAGCGCCACCTTGAAGCACAGCTTTCTCCATTAGGAACTCATCGCGCATCCATTGACCGCTTGAGTGAGTCAGCATGGTGGTTAACGTTGTGCCTTTGTCCGATTGCCCGATAAATTGAGCGACCGCCAGATTTTGCTTTAAAAGCGGCTCTCTTGCTGTTTCGATACACTGAGCAAGGTCAGCATATTTATAGCCGTGCCCTGCTTTGCTTTTTGATGCATTAGTCAAGTCGCCTTGAAACAATGCGAACGCAGTAAATAGATCTGCTGTTTTTTCTGACATTTCCATATTAGTCTTCTCCATTCCAGTAGGCCCGATCGGCTTCAGTTAGTTGCTCTAAAGTCATACCAACACGACTTGCGCATTCTTCCATAAAATCCAACTCTGATTTGCTCATTTGCTTAACCTCGATTTTGGATACACGATGTCACTTGAAAGCTCTTTAACTTTCACCGCTTCTTTGTTCTGGATTCTAAGCTTATGCATTAGCTCGCCGTGTCTTTGATTTGAATCAAACCGAGCCTGCACTCTTGCTTGATGCCGTGCTGCTGAATCATCAACGCTAGATTGATCACCTAACGCTTCATGCTCTGCCATTTGGGCGATTGCTCCGGCTAGTGCCAGCTCGTTAGTTGCGTAACACTTGCGAGAAAGCAGGCTATTCATTTTTACCGCTCAACATTGTTTCGTTTATAACTACCGGGCTAAACATCTTCCGGTGTAGCTCGTTCACTGCGTTGGTAAATATCTCAGCTTGTACCGAGCCTAGCTTTCTATCACCGGCTAATTTGCAAAACTTTTCGTGTGTATCTTCGCTTACTTTTAAATGTAATGACTTCAATTTGCCTCTCCCGTTTCGTTTGATGTAGCTATTAAATCATTTAACTAATCTCATGTAAATACTTTTCGGTATTTTATTTAATATAAATATGTATTGACTATATAGATAGCTAAGAGTAACGTATCTAAAACCAAGGAGAGCCAAATGAAATTCAACATAGCAAGCCAGGTTCCAATATTCGCACTAACACAACGCCAGCTTAATCAGTTGGTAGAAATAGCAAGCAAGCGCGGCGACCAGTCATCACCGATAGCAATAGTCGCTTCATTAATTGATAGAGAGCTACGGAAGGAAACAAGCAAATGATTGAAAGCATAAAGGTAGAGAAGTCGCGAGCCATTGGCGATAAAGAAGCATCGGTGATTTACATTAAATTTTCAGATGGAACTTTTGTGGCAACAGAAATAGACCACAGCCTAACAAAGAAAAAACTTGCCGAGGCTGTTGGCGCCTTTGCTGCGTTTATTTATGGCGAGCACAAGAAGGAGCTAGAAAATGAAGATATTTAAACGCATCCACCGCTTACAAACGCCAATCTGGTTAGAGTCGATTTGTTTCGCAATTATATTTTGCTGCATCATCGGCTCACTGCTCATAACTTCGGGGATTTTGTCATGATATTTTATGTTGGCGATGAGGTGAATTGCGACGATGGAGTAAGGCAACTCAAAAACGCAATCATAACCGAAGTTGGCATTCATGATTGTTATTGGATAGGTGAGGATATATTCACCGCCAAAGAATTGACGCTAATCAGGCGAGCTTGGTCTTCAGCTAAGAAAACGGCAGACGACTTTATTAACACAATGATTAAGGGGTAACACCATGCAAATAGAAACAATCACAGCAGACAGCGACAACAAAACAGAGGCTTACACGCTACTGGTTATGCTGCACACAATGGCTTTGCGTGCATGCCCTGGCAATGTTAACCACAAAAAGGATGAGTGGCAGATTAAATCAACCGCAACATATCCTGATTATTTTATGACCACGGTAACTAATGGAATCGTTGATTTAATCGCGGTAACCGTCGGCGGTCATCACGCTTACACCATGCAGCAATGCGAGGAAGAATAACATGCAAAACCAAATAACAATCGAAGTAGCAGAAAACAACGCCAAGAAACTTAGCGGCCGCCTTCTAACCATCAAGCTGGCAGTTGAAAAGATTAATCATTACAGAGATAACGATCGACCTAGCCGCATGAGCGTTAGAGTTGAGGAGTTGAGTAAAATTGACAATTTAGAATTCGTATCGAAACTTACCAAAAATCCGTGGGAGCAAATCATGCCAATCGACCTAAGAAGCAAGAAAGGGAAGCCGTCGATTAAGAAGGGCGACAAATTCGACAACAAGCACTCTAACAACCAAGTAACCGTCACAATGTACGGCGGCTATAACAATGTAACAGTTGAATTCAGCGACGGACGCAAGGGCTTTGGTTCGGTGTTGGCGCTGAAGCGTGGCACAATTAAACCTATTGGAGAAATAAAATGAAGAACAGCGCATTGATTAAATGGATAGACAAGCAGCACGCTCAAGAAGTCGTGATACAAGAAATGGGATTTGATGAGAGTGGCGATTGCGAAATTAACAAAATGCACCTCGAAGTGTTAAAGCGAAAGGTCGAAGATAGTCGCCCAAAATGGATAAGCGTTAAAGATAAGTTACCAGATGAAATGGGGCGTTACTGGTGCTACCTAGATGAGCAAAACAGCTTAGGAAAATCTAACTACCAATGGAATATTAGCTTTACTCTCGGGCGCTTTCATTCTGACGCTGGAAGCGTTGTAACTCACTGGCAACCACTACCGCCACCACCACTAAACTATGACCGATAAAGGGGTAACAAATAATGCCGATAGCTAGATTTTCTGTGATGCAATTTGGGATAGATCCTAATTTCTATTACAAAATAACAATAGGGTCTCACGGGATGGTGTCAACTAATAAATACAAAACTAGAAACGGAGCAAGGAACGCAGGCGAGAGAATGGCAAACTATATAAACAAATAACCACCCACCAAGCGCCCACCGAGGCGCTTTATTTTTGCCTGAAACTTAACAAATACATCTTGACTACAATGTACGTTACGTATTATTATATTTAGACATTCAAAGAGAGGGCAAATCAATGGTAACATTTACACCAACAGAGCTTAGAACTAACAGCTCTAAAGTATTTAACGAAGTTCAAGCTAGCGGTAGAGTTACCATAAAAAGTAAAAGCCGTCCTGATATGGTTTTAATGACAGTGTCAAAACTCGAAGAAATGCTTCGAGAGTCAATGCTAGCAATGGGCAATTTAGACGCATAAAAAACCCCTGCTCTAACAGGGGCAAACTAAAAGCAACGAGGTAATAATAACATGACAAAACTTGAAAAGTTAGCAAAAAGAATTGGCGAGATAGGCGATGAAATAAGAGACTTAAAAGGTCAGCGAGAAATAAACCTAGAAAAGTGTCACGGGTCAGAAGATGAAGACTTTGAGCGAATCACATGCACGGAAACCAAATATGAGCCATTTGAAAATTGCCTAATAAACGCTTATGAATGGGTAAAAACTGATAGAGAAGACGGGCTATCAACTATGTTCCAAGATGTGATCATTGATTATGGTTGCGAAAACTGCAAGGGGGCGTATAGAGCGAAAGAAAAAATCGGATTACTAAAGCAAGAGCGTGGCCGCTTAGTTGGTTGCATATCAATAATAGGAAAGTCTTTATGAGCGCTAAGTGGACTTTTTGGGCGTGGGACATGCCAATTAAAACAGCACCTAAAAAACTGGCATTACTTCAGCTTGCTAACAACGCAGACGATGACGGCAAGAGCTGGTACTCAATCGGTAAGATGGCTATTGCTTGCGGCGTGTCTGAGCGCACTTTTCAGCGACAAATACAGTCACTTGAAAGCGATGGTTTGCTAGTTGTTGACCGTCGAAGTAATCGCCCTTCAGTTTACGTTTTGAAGGATGAAGTGTGCATTAAATTAACTGGGGTGACAGACTGTCGGGGTGACGCTGTGACGGGGCAGGGTGACAGACTGACGGAGCAGGGTGACAGAGAGTCACCTCTAGGGGTGTCAGAGAGTCGCACGATCTTAACAACCAATCCTGTCATTAATCCTATCAAAGAACCTAACACCCGCTTTTGTGAGTTTTGGGATCTTTACTCGAAAAAGGTTGATTCTAAAAAATGTGAAGCTAAGTTTAAAAAGTTAACCAAGGCTCAAATCGATCTGATATTTGAAAAGCTACCGGCTTATGTCAAATCAACACCTGACAAGCAGTATCGTAAAAACCCGATCACTTGGCTTAATAACGAATCTTGGAATGATGAAATTCAGAGTTTATTACCAACACACCATCCCGATAACTGGGACGATGATCACTGGCACAAAGATTTGGGGATGTAACCATGAAAGATTTAAAAGCAGTAATGCAAAATATGCAATCCAACATGCAGCAAACTCATATCGCTAATCAACAAAACGAGCTAGTTAAAAAACAAGTTTCCGAAAATGCTAAGTCAGTTATCGACGACCTGTTTAACGAACTCAAGTCATGCTATCCAGCCTGGAAGCAAGCGTTTGATAATCGGGAGGCTTGGAACGCAGCCAAAAAGACTTGGACGAAAGCATTTATTGAAAACAATATCTCTAATCAACACCAAGTTAGTTTGGGACTAGCAGCAGCTCGAAAAGGTGATAATCCGTTTTGGCCTAGCGTTGGACAGTTTATTAACTGGTGCGATGGCCCTGAAATAGACACTGACGAAGCATTTAACCGCATGATCGACAAGAAGCCATGCAATGGGGTGGCTGAATACGAAACACGCCAAGAGGTGGGTTTTAGATGCAAGCAGCAGCTATCAGAAGAAAAGGCGAGGGCGTTATTTAAAAAGGTGCTCACTAGAAATATTCAGCGCGTTAAAAATGGGGAGTTGATCGAGCCGGAAGTCATTGCCAAGAGAGTCGAGGCTCCCGAAGAGTTTGTTAAGCGCGAAACGATCGAGCAGCGAAACATCAGGCTAGATGCTGAAATTGAAATCAAGTTAGGCCGAGGTGAGCGGTTAATCGGTCACTGGAAGAAAAGACACTTAGAAATCAGGGGTAAATAATTATGAGAGAACTAACGAAGGAAGAAATTAATAAAATGGGTGTAGCATTCAAAGCGGGCACTGAGGCCGCTAAGAATGGCGAAAAATACAACCCGTACTGCGATGAAACCACAGACGCGCAAGACTTTAGAGAAGGAAAGTTCTATCAGCGCAATCATAGAACAGAAAAAGATTTAGCCATAAGCGGGTTAATTGGAATTGCAGCAAGGTTAGTTAGGTGTGATGCGCTATCAGAAATTGACGAAATATGCGAAAACCAAAAGAGCATAAAAACAAGCGTGTTAATTGATGTTTTAAATAGGGCTGAAAATAAGCTAAAAGATGAATCGGTGCATATTAGAAATATGACTGTAAGGCTCAGAAATGACCAAACTAACTAGACCAATCATGTATTTCAGCCGTCAGGGTGTAAGTGATATTAATTGGATCCTTAAAAAGATGCGGGCCATTCCAGAGGATAGGCGGCGAGAGGTTACTAATCATTATGAGCAGTTGCTCAAGTTCAATGATGGGTGTTCGGGGAGAAGGGAAGCTAATGAGTACCTGGATGCGGTAGCTAGCGAGTACCGACCAGCTAGGGAGGTAGCTGCATCAAAAACAGCAAAGAGGCTGCTAACGCCGATTAAGAGCCGACCTAAAAAAGAACGCGAATATAAATCAGATGACCGGCTTTGGTCGAAGAAAATTTAAGGGGAATAACATGAAAAAATCACAATTAATATGCGTACTAGGTTTGGCTTTAGTTTCACCGACTTTTGCACTGCCAGCATTCAATCATAAATTCGACAAAGACAGTTTGAATCATTCACGCCACCGCACAAGAAAGCTCGCCGCAGCAAATTCAAACGGTCAGGGCGTTAGTGGCGATATATGTCAAATTAACTAAGTCAACCCCTACGTTGGTCTAATACCAGCAAATCATTAAGTGATATAAATTAAACTAAATAACAAGTGGAGCAATAGAAATGATTAAAGTTAGAGTTGGGCAGGTTTGGGAGTGTGCTTCGGACGACATACCGAGCAGAAATATAGGCGAAAAAGTTGAGATTGAAACTGTTAATGGTGACTATGTAATTGTTGAATCTCGTATATTTATAAAGATAAACAACTTGATTTCTTGCTACAAATTCATCCCGCAAAACGATTTAGAGAAACTAGCTGTTACCGAAACCCAATGGTTTCACAGTGATTGCGACTGGGTTAGGCTGGACGAATACGACCGACCAATGTATACCAGCGATATAGATCACCCACTAAATAAAAACAAACACTATACGCATCGCAGCGAATGGCGAAACATGCGCTACTACCTTGGCTTAGATAAAAAGCCGCATTATAAGTTTATTAACGGACAATGGAGTGAGATGAAATGAACATCGAGCAATTGAATAAAGCTAATAAAGAAATCGCAGAGCTTAAAGCCGAGCTAGCCGAGCACGACGATCAGATAACCAATATCGAGATTGTTAATCAAGAAATATTGGCGGTGGCTGATGCTAAGTTTAACCGGCTGGTGGATGAGAATAACGGGTTGAAGGCTAAATTTGAAATAATGAGAGGTATTTCATTAAGCAGTGATTATGATGACATTTACCATTTAATCGAGGAGCTGACTATCGCTATGAATAATACACCAGCGCAATCACTAGCAAGCGTTAAAGCTGATGCTGTTGATTGTTTAATTTCGTTTATAGGTGATTGCGGCGCTCCAAATAAAAAACACTATGAGTCTGTAGCTACTTTTGACGCCATTCAAAGTGCAAGTAAGCGTTACGCCAACAAACTACGGAAGCAAAAATAATGAAAGAATTACTAATGATAATAGTAGTTTCGGTACTTATCACTGGCTTTTTATATTCATGCGCGGCCACTGCTATTGTTGTTTCTGTAGCATCGTCAGCCATTCAGGAGCAAAAATAATGCTATTTAACCTAAACGTTCTACCACTAGCGCCGCTAATCAAGCCATTCGAGAAATCAAAGTCGCTCAATAGCTTAGCCAAGCAGCAAGGAAGCATGATCACCGGCTTCAATAAAATGCTTGGCTGTCACCGTCCTGATGCGGCGAAAGTTAAGTATGACGCAGAGAAGCGGGGTGAATCATGAAGAAAGTTTTGGTAATTGGCGATGGTAGTAGCGAGTTAGTAAAGGCGATGCTTGCCATTATTGAGGAGTCAAAAAGCGGCGATATTATTGTCGGCGATCCTTGCGCTCCGATAATGATTAGGTGCCATGACTTGCTTGATGATGTCGTCACCTATGATATGCGCCAACAACAATCATTCACACCACCGCACAAGAAGAATCGACGCGGTAAATATAAAAGGCCAGGACGATGATGCTTAAGTCGCAAGCAGAAATGGACGAACTAGCTAAGTACATTCGTTGGTATGAAGGATTCAAAACTGATAGCGACGCTTGGAATTGGCTTAATAAAAACATTCCAAACTGGATGCAGCGGCACAACACTAAAATAACTTACGAAGATATAATTACTGATGATTAAAAATGCCCATCCGTGAGGGTGGGCAAAGAGAACTAACAAGTGAGGCTTGATGATATCATGAAGGTTAATTTTATCAAACAACCAGGCGGGGTTATGGTTCCTGCCTCTGACCTTGAAGCTGAAAAGCTGGTTAGATTTAAAACTGGTGAAATGTACGAAGTTGAAATTAAACTAACTAGGAATGCCGCGTTCCATCGGAAGGTGTTCGCGTTTTTTAATTTTTGCTTTGAATTCTGGAAGGGCGATAACGAGTTTCAATGCGAGCAAAAACAATCAGAAGTTTTTCGGGATCACTTAACTGTGCTCGCTGGGTTTTATGATTCATACTCAGGCATCGACGGCAGAGTTAGAGTTGAAGCTAAATCAATTAGCTATGGCAAAATGTCTCAAGATGAATTTGAGAAACTATACAGTGCTTTGATTAACGCGGCGATCAGGCATGTATTTAATGACGCAGACCAGACAACAATTGACAAACTTTATAACTTTTTTTAATGGAGAATAACGATGAATTTAGTAAGTTGCGATAATTGCGGGACTGTTGTTGATGCAGACAAAAACCAATTCCCTACTGATTTAGTGGATGGTGACGGTTGTATAAATGATGAAAATGCGGCGTGGAATGGTGATGATTTTGTACCTATCATCAAATGTCCTTCATGTAACGATTCAATTTTAAAGGAACAATAACGATGAGCAAAATAACCAAGTCAGCTAACGGCGAATGCTGCTCATTGCGCGTAAGCCCTCAATGCTCGCACGATGAAGAAGGTAAGGTAGTGTTGGCGCATTTAAACTCAAACTATCGCGGTACGGGGTTTAAATCGCCTGATATCTTCGGGGTTTATGCTTGTTACGAATGCCACGTATTACTTGATGCTAGTAAAGTTGATTACGAAGATCAGCAGCGCGGGCACTTTGAGACTTTAATGAAACTCGTTGATAAGGGGTTAGTAAGATATGAGTAAAATAATTATAGGGTGCGATCCGGATAGCAAAGCGCATGGCGTTGCCATTTATGAAGATGGCAAGCTAGCTGGGTTAGAGTCAATGCCGCTAATGGCTATCCATCTTTTATTCGCTAGGTGGTCGCTTGACGGCATATCAATTAGTGATATACAGGTAAATATTGAGGACGTTTGCGCAAACAATGCTGTATTTAGAGCTGGCGGTAACGCAAAGGTTAACATGTCAATAGCTAGGCGGCTTGGGATGGTGCAGCAATCACAGGTTGAGCTAGAAAGGCTTTTTGAGTATTACAAAATAAAAATTGTTAAGCATAAAATATCCAAGATGTGGAAAAAAGATAAAGCGCAGTTTGAAAGGGTTACAGGCTGGACAGGCCGGAGCACTGAAGATACGAGATCAGCTGCTTACTTTGGCTTTTTGGGGTTGAAATAACAACCCCGATAGCGAAAGACCATTTTAATTAAGGACGCCAAAAATGAGTAAAAAACTTAAAGACCTTGAAAGCGCCGTCAAAGAAAGGGAAAACCTAATGGATAAAATAAGAACTGCCGGACAGCCACCGCATAGCGATTTCTGGGGGCAAAGCATTTGGCTGGCAGATAAAGAAGTGGACGATGCTTATACTAGGTATTGTTTTGAGTGCGAGAGCAACGGTGAGATACCGCTTCCTAAGCCATAACAAAACGGGTAGCCGATTAAAGCTACCCATTTATTTTAGTTGCCCGTTAGCATTCTTTGCTCTAGCCAAGGGCCGCCATTCTGGTAGCTATAGCCGAGTAAGGTATATTTGCTCAATGCAGTTCCTAACTCGTTTGGCCGTAACTCTTGCACAAACTGCCCCTCACTTGATGCCCATGTTGGAACTACAAAGGTGCCGTTATGCTTATTGCCTGCGGCGATGCCTTTGAATGTGTTACCTCTGGATGAATGTTCAGTGCCAGCTAGATTGACGCAAGTGCCGTTATTAGCATTGCTTATCCAGAACTGGTTGCCACTCCAATCTACGTCTGTAGCTCCGGCTATTTGCAACCCTGTACCTGCAATTGTACTCATATCTAATTTGCAGTTTGTTATTTCCATAGATGCATAGGTGATATTATTTGCAAGTATTCCGTGTGTTGGGCAGTCCGATATAGAAACGCCATCAATATTAAACCTTATAGGCTTATCTGCCGCAGGCGTCGGAATTGAACTGGTGAATATGTCTATTCCGTTATTAACCGCCTTAGCAATAGTGCCGCCGCTTATATTTAGCTCATGGTTAAAGTCGTTTGAATCAACACGAACCAGGAACGTACCCCTCACGTTATTGTTATGAAAGTTTGTAGTTGATTTATTAGATGCAACGCCAACTGTTGAGTTCAGTAATAACCGCATGGTCTGGCCGTTTTCGGAAAAACAATTATTATCATAAACGTTAAGTATGATATCCCTATCAGGCTTAAAATTTATCGTCGCCATGTTTATGTCGCTGTAGTTATCGAACAAAGTGTTGCCATAAATATTAACTAAGTGCGCTCCGTTAGTGCCGATACCCCCTTTAACTAGCGTTCCGTCTGCTGTGCTAAATTGACCGTATATCGTATTGTTATAGATATTCGACTCAGTGCCACCTTGCACATAAATACCAACATCACGCGGCCTAACAATCTCGTTGTTATAGATGTCTATTTTTGACGGGTCCATATCATAAATTAACGGTGGTGGCTGTTGTATCTCTCGGTTAGTGTAATAAAGTATCCCGTAATTACCCTTGTCATCGACGCCGTTTTTACCGCAATCAACGATCTCATTGTGTGCAATGTAACCCTTTGACACTTGCGCCCATACGTCACAAAAGCGTTTCATGTGCTGACACTGGGCAATGTTGCTTGTTACCTGTATGTTTCTGATTTTGCCTAGAGTAGCATCTAGCCCGGCAGTATTCCCCTGATGAGCGACGCATGTTGCAGGTACGCCCAAATCGTTAATGTCAATGTCGTTACCTGTTTTGCTTATGAACCGGTTTCTGTGCGTCCTGCAACTGTTCATTGTCAGCGATGACAAATTGAAATAATAAATCCAATAGTTATGGATGAAGTTTTCAAAATAACACTGCTCAACTACTGAATTTCGCATATCTTCGGTTGCCGCGCCGGTCATTAAGAATCTAATTGCCCCCGCCTGACCTCCGCCATCACCAAGGTTGTTACCAATGAAGCCAACCCTTCTTATTTGAATCTCAGTTGTATTGGTGTTATTAAGTAAATTATTTATTTTTGTCCCAGGCTTGGCAATAAATTGTGATATTTGAGCATCTAACACGCCAAACCATTTAGAGGTGTTAGCAATGGATCCACTAGTCATTGACTTTCTTGATAAAATTATTTCAATTCCAAGCGTTGCCGCGTATTGAATGACTGAAAAATCGTCAGTTGTGCCTGATTCGACGCCATCCCCTTTGGCGTCTTCGACCGATCCAAGCTGAAGCAATATGACTTGGTTGTTTTTAATTCTAAGTTTAAGTTGTAGTGATAACGTATCATGAGCAACTATATCAAAGCCGTTTGGCGTTTGCCCTGTTACAGCGTCCCAAGTTGCCCCCCCGCCGTTTCCTGCTGTGCGCTCTTTTATGTTTAACACTGCGCCATCAAAAATGCTTTTACTTGCTGCTGCCAGGGTTAATGTGTCGAATGGAATTGTTGATGATGAAATGTCAGCAGTTTCAATAACCGGATCTTTTTCACCAAAACCAGTTTGCACATCGTCCTTAGTGGTTAGAATAACTTTATATGTACCGCTGATGAAGATATCAGGAAATACGCCGTTGCTGTCTGCGACAACCGGGTTCGCGTTGGATATGCCTGCCGCGGCCGTGGTGAATGTGTCTTTTCGTGTGCTAGTGCCGGTTTCGAAGAAGTTAAGTTTGGCCCCTGATGCTGGTTTAGAGCCTGGGCCTGTGTCGAAAACTGGGGCTAAAAATCTGCTCGCCATTATTTAGGTTCCTTTAATTCTGATATAATTAACATTACTGACCAACCGAAGGTGATACAGATGGATTTTGCGCTACTTGTTCTTCTCGCGTTACTACCTGAGAAGCTTGTTCCAACAAAAGAGGGATCGACTTCTTTAGGTCTGCTTCTAACGTGCTACGCTTTGGTGCTTTTCCTAGCCGTATCAGCATATTCCTAATACCTGCCGATTCGTAAGCTCTTGCTGTAAGTCCAACAGTTGATGCTAGAAACAATGTAGCAATAGCCCTTGGGTCGCCAATTCCTGCACCAGCCGCCACCGCTGTAGCTGCAGGTATTTGTATGGCCTGACCTGTTGGAGTTGTTACTCCAGCATCAGCAGCTCTCTTTGTTGCTTCAAGCAGCCTTTTAAGTCCGTTAATTTCGGCCTTTGCTTCGCCTCGATAGAAAACATCAAAGTTTTTCTCAAGCTTGCCTAGTTCCGAAGTAAAACGCTGTGGGCTTATTTCGCCGGCCTTAGTTGAGTTATCTAAGGCTCTGCGCATTAGCGATATTCTAGCGTTTTGTCGCCCTTGAGAATCTAAGTTTTTAAATAATAATTTAACTTCTGAAGGTGACGAGCTAAACAATAGGTTGTTAACAAGCTCTGGCTTTACATCGCCCTTATCTAAAACGGATTTTAGCCGGGACTTTGTTAGCTTCGCAGCTTCTTGCGCGTACAGTTGATCAGCTTTTTTATAGCGTGATAAGTTTCTGGCGTCGGTGTTGGATAAAACAAAGCCATCCAAATCTTTAGTTAGCCCTCTCGTTACCCGATCCATTAACGCCTTGTCGGACGATCTTAATTGAGACCGGCCGGACGGATCAACTTTTTCGGCTATAGCTCTTGCGTCAGTCCTAAACTCTCTTAGTGAGCTAAAACTCTGGTCTGCCTCTGTTAGTGTCTGCTTGAGATTGTTTAACTCATCAATTAGAACATCGTTTTTAAGCTTGCCTGGTCTACTTATTCGCTCTAGCGCTGAATCGATAGAGGCTACTGCATTTTCTGTTGTTACCACTCCGAACTCGTCCATTGATTGTGAAACGGCATTGATGCGCTCACCAGCGGCCTTTCTAACTTTATTGGCGCTTTCGTTGAGACTTGTAATTATATCACCAGCCTCAACCCTTGGTGTTGATGCTTCCAGCTCTTCCAGTGCGCTAATGCGTTGCGTTTGCTGTTTAGCTCTCTTTCCACCAGTACCTAACAGTGGCACTCGTTCAGCAAATTGGCTTGATAGCCTAGAGAATATACTCTGCGGCTGAAAAATATCAGTAGTTAAAACGTCAATGCCTTGTCGCTGGCTTGAGACGATTACTTGCTGGATCTCTTTCGCTCGCTGCGCTGTGATGGCTGGTGCGCCGCCGGCTTTCTTTTTAATCCCGAATGCTGTTAATACTGCCGTTGGTATTGTGGCACCAATTGCTCCGCCGACGGGACCTGCAATCTCAAATCCAATATCGCCTAGAGTTTCTTCAGTTGCTTTAATTGCCTCTCCTACCGGCTGCAATACTTCGCCAACCGTCTGCAATCCCGCCTTGCCTGCTTCGGTTCTTGGTTGGAAAGTTAGCGCCTCTCTTGTGGCTTCGATAGCTTTAACACCAGCGCCAGGTTCTGCGAATGGGTTAATTGCTTGCGCTATGCCTGCTAACCCCGCTATTGGCTCCGCTATTGCCCCTGTAACTAATGTCGCTAATGGCTCGGCTACTGCTGACAAGCCGCCGCCCCGCTCTACCTGTTCGACTTGGATCAGTCCACGATTCAATGCTTCATCGAAAATGGCTCGCTTATCTGCTGGTAACTGATCTTGCAAGCCCCTGTTTGATATCTCTTGAAATCTAGCTAAGTTTTCTTGTGGTGTCGCCATAATTAAAAGTCCAATAGTTGATCGTTGGATTGACCAGAAAAATCAACCGTAGGCTGTGCGGGAGCGCCCGGCCCTGTTGGTGTTGGTGTCGGCCTAGCAATTGACGCGGGAGGCTTGCTGTCGGTCTCGGTTTTTTGACCAAACTGAGCGCCAAACACACCTTTTGACTGCGCCTTTAAGCTTTCAAACTCCCTATTTCTTGCTTTTCTTTTTTGTTCCTTAACTACCGCACTATCGCCGACCTGTGGAAATAGTTTTTTATCCTCATTTTCGAATTCACTTTCACCAATAACCGCGCCTGACTGCTTTCGCAAAACGGCTGTAATAATATCACGCTTTGCCTGTACATATTGTTGTTGCTCATCTGATAGCGCGATATTACCCCCCGGAAATAGCTGTAAGATAGCTGATGTTATCGAGGCTGGCTCAAAGCCCTTGATATTTTCAAGGTTATTTATTATCTCGTTTGACTCTTTAACTCTGTTTGCGAACACCGAAGATGTCAGCTGTCCCTCGGTGGCTTTGTTTAACACCTGTTGTTCACTTGGCTTTAATGATGGGTCAGTTCTTGTGCCTTGGGTTATCTCTCTTGCTCTCGCTTGACCCGCTGGCGTGTTTGGATCTAAACCCTCTGCTGCTACCTTCTGCTGTAAAGAGCTTAGTTTAGGCTTTGGTGCCACGCCAGTCGCTATTACTTTACCACTTGCGTCGAATCTTTGATTGCCTAGCGTGAACCCTGGCGCTTTTGGCTCAGTTTTCAAGAACCCAGTGCTAACACCAGCTTGAAATAAATTGTCTAAGCTGGTGTTTAATTCTTCAAATTTTCCTTGCTGAGCTAATACTAATGCTTGCCTGCTCTCTGTTGAGTCACCATTGCGAGATTCAATATCTGCGATGTTTTGCTGAATAAATGAAGCCTTTTGAGCGTCAGGTAAAATACGCAACCGAGCGACAGTGTTAAAAAGGTTTTGGCTTTTCGCTCTCTGCTCTTCCGTTTCGATACCTTGCTGTATTTGTTGTTGCTGCAACCCACCGGTTACAAGTTGCTGCTCAGCGCGCTGTGTGCCTAGTTGCTGCTGTTGAAGCTGTCCGGGTCGCAACTGTGCCGCCTGTTGAAATTGCAAGCCGCGTTGGACCGCTCCGGGAATATCCGCAACTAATCCGCCAAATTGTCCTATAGCCATTATCTACCCCCAAATGGTGTTGCTAGTGGTGGTGCAACTGGATTTTGACCAGCGCCACCGAATCTATTAGTAAATTGATTGCCGCCGAATAACCCACCTTGAGCAAGTCCGGTAAATGCGCCGCCGATGCCCTGCTGTAGCGCTTGGTTTTGCCCAAGTATACCGGAAGACCTTGCAGAAGCCCCTACTTGTTGCAGGTTGGCTACATTTCCGGAAGCCTGAGATCCAAACTGCCCGATACTTGTTGTTGCTGCTTGGCCTTGACCTGCTAACTGCCCTAATCGACTAAACTGATTTTGAAAGTCCTGCTGGGCGAATCCAACCCCCTGCTGAACTAGCGCCTCGCGAACATTGCCGCCACCTAACCCGCCTATAGCTGCTGCGTTTCTGACTAGGTTTCGCTGCCCTCTTTCTCTTAGGAATTTCTGCCCCGGAGACTCGGAGAACGCGGCGAATGCTTGGGCTTGTTGCTCCTGATTTGATAATGCTGCCACCGGCGCAGGTAAGGCGGCAAGCTCGGCCTGTAGGCTCTGTAGTTGCTGCTGTTGAGGTTGGGCGCTAGTTCTTGCCGCCCGACCTTGAGTGCTTTCAAACTCACGACGGAGCAGCTCGGGTCCATCTATGCCAGCAAAATCCTTTCTTCCTTGGTTTTGCCTTAAAAATTGCTGAAATTCTGGATCTGTTGTGTCTTGAACTGGTTGCGAGCCGTCAGCTGCTTGCCCTTGTTGCGCCTGACTGATTAACGATTGAAGCTCTCCACGCCTAGCCTGGTTTGGATCATCAGCGGCCGTACCCCCAAGCCCTAGCAGTATTCTTTGCTGCTCCAGCGCGCTAACACCTGCCTGCCTGAACGGCTCGAATTGCTCCTGAGTCAAATCAAACTGCCTGCGCTGCTCTGCTATGCCTGCCTCTGCGCCTGCTTGCTGAGCTGAGGCTGCTTTACCTGCCGCCTTAGAGCCTAGCGCCCCGCTTATTAAAGAGCCGCCAACGATAGCCGCCGCTGTTCCTATTGCCATTATAATACCCTCATGTACGTTTGCTCTCGACGGCTATAACCAAGTCGCTCATATAATTTATTAACCGAATCACCGTTAAGCTCATTAATTGATAACATCATCATTGCTGTTGCGCCGTTTTCTTTTGCTAATTCTTCTGCTTTTTTAAGTATCTCAATGCCAACTCGCGAGCCTCTCGCGCTCTCGTCTACCCACCAAAATAACTCTTGGGCAACGACCGTGCTGTTATTCATAAACATAGGGAACACAACAAAGCCTAACATCGTCGAGATTCCATCCGTTAGAAGCCACCCCTCACCTATCAATTTAATAAATAAGCTTTCTGTATCTTCTTTGTTGAAAGTTGTTAAATCACCATAACCGGACGCATTAAAGAATGACTCGCCCATTCTTAACATTTCTGGTATATCTTCTTTAGTTGCAAGTCTAATCATTTAAACCTCGGTTAATTCTATCAAAATTTAAGTAAATTAGCTAAGGCGTCAATATGCGCCCGGTCACCCGAAAAGCTATTGAATCTGCCGCGCTTGTTGATATGCGCAATGTTCCACCCTTTGGGATAACGTGATTGACCACATCGGCGCCATTGTCAGCGTCTAACCTGATTACCACTTGGAAGGGGATTTCAGGTTTTGTAGTGTCGCCGCTAACTGGTACGATATTCATCTGGTAAGAGGCGTTAACCGTTGTCGGGTTTGATGCTGTCACCGCTTTGATTAAGGTATCCTCAACTGCCGTGAATATAGTTTCAAGCGTATTTGCTAGGCTTGCTGTTACACCGTCTACCAATACCGAATCTTTAGCCATTAGTTGATCCTCAATACTGCGCTAGATACCAATATATTCACCGTGCCACCTTCATTAGCAACGAAAACTTCAACGAAATCTGACGTTGAAAGCTGCTCCTGCCAAGGGATGGTTATTGATGTTGGGTTGCCTGCTGATGTGTTGCCGACTCGTTTTGAGTTTGCAACAGCGACACCGTTAATGGCTATCTGTACTGAAACGTCAGTCGCTCCACCGGATACAGGCTCAACCGTTAGTGACGCAGTCAATGGCACCGTTACATCTTTGCCGCCGTTATATGTTAACCGACCGCCTGTAGTCCCTGTAAACTGACTAACGCGCTCAACCACCCAAGTGCCAGCAACTAACACGGGAGTGCCAGCAACAGCGATTACGGTTGCTGCTGCGTTGCCTTGCATTGATAACAAGCCGTCTGGTCTAGTGTTAGGTATCGAGTCGTTTAAAAAGAATTCCCACAAAGCATCTTGTGAGGTTATTCCAGACAATACCGTTTCGGCCCCTAAGTTGCGACCACGAACAACGCGACCAAGGCCTCCCGCTCTAATGTTTGCTGATGCTGCCGCGCCTGACAGGAAGGTTGTGCCGCCTGAGCCGATCATTAAGTAATTACTAATGTCAAAACTCAAGAATGAAGCGACGCCCAAATTTAAGAATGTTCCGGCCTGCTGTAATATTGTGCTGTCGTTGATTGTGATCGCGTTGCCCTGCGTACCAATAAACGAGAAACCATCTGTTGAAATTGAGTTAAACGCACAACGGAAAATACCTAGTATGTTAAGGTTTGTAATAGCTCCCAGCGTGGCGCAATCAACATCAACGTTGTCTAGTATTACATTTGACGTACCTTCATTGCCTGCGGTGTTGATTGCCGTTAATAGTGTTCCGCTCGTACAGTTGGCTGTTAGCCCTTTAATTCTGCAACTCACATCTGAGGCGGTGAACATGCTGCCGGTGCCGGTATATGTTACGGTTATTACATTTTCGTCAAGCCCTCTAAATACAGTGTCTGCACTCATTACTAGCCGATTTGTGCCAATGTTTAGATCGTCGCCGGCCACATATTCAGTTTGTGCTGCCAGCGTTATTTCAGACGCGACAGGAGCCGGAAGTTCAGCTAATGTATTAATGACAACTTGACGAAGTGGGGCTTTAACTAGCGCGCCATTGACTTTTAACCCACCTGTAAAGTTAACCTCACCTAAAACAGTTTGAACGGCTAATGCGGTCTTGCTTAGTGCGTTATTTGCTAGCGGGAATAGCTGATCAAAATTAGATTGAACTATTGTGAACGCATCAAAATACACATCACCAAGCCCTGCGTCAGCCGCTCCTATCGTTAAATC